GCGCAGAACATATTGTCAACGAAGCACAGACGCGGCAGCGACATGCAGGCAGTCACCTTGACGGGCGTGCCCTCCTGCTTGGGCGACAACCCCGCCACCGGCTTCGTGCCGGCCAGGTTCAGCGACAGTGGCATGGATGCGCAGTCCTTGACATCCGACTGCCAGTCCTGGACGCATTCCAATCCCACCGCCTCCATCAGCGCCATCAGTCGCGGCCGGGTCCACACGCTCTGGTGGAAGTCGTTGTCATCCGTCTGTCCGCCCATCGTGACGGCACCCAGCAGGGCCGACTGTTCATCGTCCATGTCGCCGCTCGCCTGCGTGCGGCATATCCAGTCGAAGTCGGGCACGGCCACCATGAGCGTGCCGCCCGGCTTGAGTGCCCGAACCCAGTCGTCCAGGACAGCCAGCGCCTGGCCCTGCGGGAAGTGTTCAAGGATGTGCGAGGCACGGATGACGTCCACGCTGTTGTCAACGTGAGCGGTGAGCGGATACGCCTCAGTGCCAAGCTTCCGATCAATGGCCGTGAAGCCGGGCACGTCAACGTCACCAGCGCCGAGGTTCAGACGCACGCCGTCTGCGCCCGAATCGACGTTGCCGTTATCTGCTCCATCCTCGGTGATAACTTGATCCGCCGCGACTGCCATCCGCAGTTTCTCCCATAACAGACTTCGTCGATCCAGGGCATGGTGAGCAGCGTAAGCGTGTCCACCTGCATCTCCGGGCCGAACTCGGTCCAGAACATATGTTCCCGCTCAGATACCGAGAACGGGTTGCGTTCGCTGATGGGCGTGTCCATGATGCCCACCAGCACGTTGCGTCCGGCGTCCAGCGCCTGACGGATGATGGCCACGTGCCCCTGATGGAGCGGCTGCCATCGCCCGATGAAGAACGACCGTTCTGGCGGCTGGTCGGTCATCAGGCCCGGTACCCTTCCAGGCGCGGATAGTAACCGCGCCCGTCCTGTTCCTGGCTCTCTTGCGGGAGCGCCACGTCCAGTTCAGCCTCCATCACGAAATAGTCATCCGTGACGCAAGCAGCCTCTGCCTTCTCGCACGTGCTGAAGATACCCACAAACTCCCACCGCCCGACCAGCGTAGGGGCTTCAGGCTCACCATACTGCCCAACCATCCACACATTCGGATCAAGTGCGCTGCTCATCTGCCTCCTCCGTCAAGGGCTATCGGATCGCTGATACCCCAGCATGGTCATGGTCCATCCGTGTGTCGATCACCGGGTTGAGGGCGCCGGTCGACAGGGTTTCGATCTCGGGTGTCATCTGTCCCTTCCAAGCACTCGCGGCAAAGGTAGAGGCCAGCGCGCGGGCGCTGCCAGGCCACTTCCCGCCAATACACAGGGCGGCCACACCCGGTACAAATGCGCTCGCCATGTCGCGGTGGCTGGAACATTGCTCCTTCCCGAAGTGTGCGGGTGTCCCGGCCCCGATGCGCGAGGCCGGGATCCCGCGAACATACTTAACCGGTCACGTCGATGGCAACGCTGCCGTCGTCGGTGCCCGGAACCGCACGCCCACGGCTCAGAATCGCGATGCCGTAGGGCACGTCGGCTGCGCCCGGCGCCACGTGCAGGCGGAGATAGCGTTCCCGCTTGCGCAGGTCCACGTTCATCCGCACACAGGTGCCGTCACTGGTGCCCTCATAGGCCGGGATCACGAACCCGACCGAAGCGGAGGTCACCGTGCCGCCGGTGAATGCCACGATGGCCGAGGCTGCGGTGGAGTTCGTCCCCTCCGTCAACTGCAACACCTTGGCGCAGGCCGACGTGGTGGCCAGCTTGTTGGTGACATACAGGATGGTGGCGTAGTCCCAGCCCAGTGTGTCCAGGTAGCCATACGTGCTGGAGTTGGTTGCCAGGGTCGCCGTGCCCGGCACCAGCAGAACTTCGAGTTTCACGTCTTGCAGCTCTACAGCCATTGGAAAGCCCCCTTATGTTGTGCTCTGAAACGACCGGGGGTAACGGGGCCTCAACCGAATACGAGGCCCCACCCCCTTGGTTATGAAGCGGCGGTGAGAAGGTTCACGACCGGGCCGGCTACCGTTGCCGTGCCGACGTCGTGGACGTTGATGTCAAACCGCTCGACGCCACGAATCACGATCTCGTCCTTCTCGAAGGCGTTGAGCGCCGAGTTCGAGAAAGCGATCTCCGTGCCGCGACGCGTGCCGAACATGGCTGCCATGCGCAGATCGCCCAGCAGCGCAATCGTCTGGCTGTTGGCGTCGGCAGTCGGGAAGACCCCCGAAGCGATCACGACAGGGAAGCCCAGGAAAGTGCGGGTGCGATGACCGTCGGCCAGGGCCGTCCAGGTGTTGCCACCCGCTGCGGACGCCAGGGCCTCCATCGAATTGCCGAACACCCACTTCGAGGTGTACCACACAGCCTGCGCCTCGGCGTATGCCGGTATGCGCGCAACCATGCCATTGTAGTCGGTCAGCGTCACTTCACTCAGCAGGTTGCCCGTTGCCAGTTCCGTCCCGCCGCCCTCATCGACGCCGTTCACGGATTCCAGCCGCTTGATCACGCCCTGCATGCCACCGTAGGTGGTAGACCCGTCACCGATGAAACCGCACTGATCCTCCTTCACTGTGAAGGCGTAGGCGATCTCACTGGCCAGGTCGTCACCGATGTTGATGATGGCGTCTTCGGACAGCTCACTGGAATACTTCGTCAGGCACATCAGCTTACGTGCCGTCAGGTTCACCTGGTCCCAGCTCTTGTCAGACTGCGTGCCTTCCTCAGACTCGCCCACGAAGTAGGCCGTCAGCCCGCCGGTTCGGCGCGGAACAGACTTGGTGTCGCTGACCATCGGGGCCAGCTTGAACGCATTGCGCACGACGCCATACTCGTCTCGCAGGTCGATGATGGTCTGGTCGAACTCGGGCGGCACCAGAAAGCCGCCCGCCGTGTTGACCGTCTCGCTCTGCGCGCGGGTGTGAACCAGGCCCATGTTCTGGGATCGGTTCTGTGCCCACTCCAGGCCGGCCGCAGCAGCACACCACACGCCGAAGCGATAGGCGTGCAGGTCGGCGTCCTGGCCCTTGAAGCTGCGCAGGGCACCGTAGCGGTAAGCGTTCGCCGGAACCTGTGAGTTCCCTTCGGGATGCTCGATGGCTCGGGTCGTCTGAATCGCTACGGTCTGCCGTGCTTCCACCACGTCCTGAGCCGCCAGTTCGGTGCCCAGTGTGGCGAGGCGCTGCTCGTCGGCAACCCGCGCGTCGATCTCAACCTTCAGATCGGCGGCGGACTGGATCAGGGCGTCGGCTGCGGCCTTGTCCTCGTCGGACACGTCGCCACGCGCCTCGTCCCCCTCATACAGAAGTGCCCGAGCGTCGGCCAGGGCCTTCGCACGTGCGTCTCTCAATTCCTGCAATGTTTTCACTTTGCTGCTCCTAACCTGTGTAGTGTCTATTCATGCAACCCCAACAGGTCCGCACGCCAAAGGCGGCTTGCCCTGCGTCGCCGGCTGCCCCAAGGGGCCGGCCTCACGACTGTGATTCCTCCAGACGCAACCGGAGCAGTGCCCCGCCTGCGTCCGGCTTGCTTGTGATGCGTTCGCGCAGCGACCGCACGTCTGCCTCGGTCGCCTCGTAGGCCGGGTAGGTCACCGGCCCCACGTCGTACAACTTCACGCCCCTGATCTCTCGTATGTCGATGCCGTTCTCTGTCCGCACCTCCTGGTCAGTCACCTCGAAGGCGAACGAACTGCCGGACAGGTCGCCGCGCTCGATGTGGACCATCACGTCCGCCGCAACCTGTGTCTCGCCCGGCGTAATCTCGTAGCCCAGCCCCTTGGCTGTGCTTGCCAGGGTCAGCGTGCCGGCAGAGACGCGGCCCAGCAGCATGTTCGGGTCGTGGTTGAACAGCCCGCGCGCATCGTCCGCCTCACTGATGGCGCGGTCGAAGGTGCCCGGCATGATGCGTTCCACGAAGTCCGTCCACAGTTCATACTCAGTCGCTGGCGTACCGTCGTAGTAGACCGCTGCCGTGCCCATGATCATCCGGCCCTCGCCTTCCGCGCGGGCCTCTACTGTCACCGGCCCCGCCTCGGCGGCCAGGAACCGGCGTTCTATGGTGGGGTGCGTCATGCTTGCGTCCTTTCGTGATGGTCGATAATCTGCGCGGTGATCCAGCCCAGTTCGGCGTTGGCGGTGGCCTCGGCACGAGCAGCGGTCCAGCCTTCCATCTGCTGTAGGGCGTCGGCGCCCTCCACCACCTTGCGAGAGTTTTGCAGGTGCCGGTCGGTGATGCCGTCTGCCAGAGCCGCGACAACTTCCAGCGGCACCGTAATGTCAGGCCGCGCACCCGACACTGCGCCGCAGCACGCCTCGACGACCGGGCCCAAGGCGGCTGCCACGTAGAGGCGGTGGGCGGCGTAGAACTCAAAAGCCCAGTCTTCCACGTCGCCACGCTGGTGCGCGCGGCGGGCCTTATCAGCCTCCACGCGCATCAGGCGATGGTATGCCCCCGCCAGCGTCGGACAGTGCGCGCTGACCACGCACCCGACCAGCCCCCTCGTGGCGCTGGCAGTGGTGATGCCGGCGTCTGGGTCGGGCACACTTGGCTCCCTGTCGGCAGGGACGCCGACGGGGGCGAGGTTCATCGCAACGTAGTGATCGTCACCGTTCTCGATGGCGTTGCGGTCTTCCAGTTCACGGATGTCGTTGATGGAATACACGCCGATGTTGAACATCTTGGTGTAGAAATCGCCCCGCGTCGTGACATCAGCACGCAGCAAGGCGGCGACGTTGTGCTTCACGAACAGCGTTCGGTTGTCCGGCCCGAACAGCTTGCGGTCTGCCTCCTGCTCGAAGCGGAGTATCCACGGCATCAGGGTGTCCCCGACATACTCAAGGGACTGGTGCTCGATGTTCGTGAACGTGGCGCGCAGCAAGTCCTGTATCTTGTGCGGCGGCATGCGGAAGTAGCGCGCCACGTCGGTGATGGAGAACTGCCGGGTCTCAAGGAACTGCGCCTGCTCCGGGGCGATGCCGAGCTGCTTGTACGTCATGCCCTCCTCAACCACATACGGCTTGTTCGCTTTCGCAGCGCCACCGTGGCGCTCAGTAAAGGAGTCGCGCAGGTGGGCCAGCGCCGGATCAGACAACTGCCCCGGATGCTCCAACACGCCGCCCAGCCACGTCCCATTCCCGAAGAACGAACTGGCGAACGTCTGGGCTGCCATCGCTGCCCCCAGTGCTTCCCGCGCCAGCGTCGTGATCGAATAGCCCGACATGCCATCAAAGCCCAGACCGTGGATGTGGAACACCCGGTCAGCCGCGAGGTGCGTGTCCTGACCATCGACCCGAATGATGTAGAACGTCGTGCCGTTGATCTTCTTCGTGCCCACCACCGTGGTGGGGTCGATCAGGTAGAGGGCGCGAACGATGCCTCGCTTGTCCTTTACGATCTCAGCATAGCCACCAGCCCAGGCAATCGCGTGACTCAGCAGCGCCTCGCGGAACGAGATGGCCGTCATGTCTTCGTTCGGAGCCACGGACAGCAGGTAGCCGACCTCGTCGCCAGGAATGGACTCCCTGCCGCGCGGCACCTTCTTGTACGTCTGGATCGGCAGCTTGGCAACGTCCTCGGAGATAGCACGGAGGGACGCGAAGTAGGCAGACAGGGCCATCGCAGTCCGGGTGTTGACCGTCTCCCCGGACACGCTGGTCCCAGCACCTGGATTCCCCATCCAGTGCGCAAGGGCGGACACGTCGGTGGTCCGACGCTCCGGCTCAATCAGGCTTTCTATGACCCCCACGCTCGTCTCCCTTGACCGTTGTATTCACACGACTCAAGTCTATCCACAGCAACGACCCCACCAGCAGCAGCGCGCAACCCAGTCCGAACCGTAGCCACATCCCCACGCCGATGAGGCTCAGGCTCCCCAGAACGACCGACCCGCGCGCCAGGCGCAATGCCGTTGTCTTCACCAATTCAAGATGTCCTGTGTCTTCGGGCGGAACAAGCCCAGCCACGTTGCCAGCCGCACCCACCACCGCCGCTTCGGCTCCTGAAAGACCGCCTCAAACTCGATGGTCAGCGCCCTGAAGGGTGGCACGATCATGTTCTCTGTCGGCACATCATCGGACAGCTTCCACGAGGTCACGCGCGCATCAAAGGCATACGTGTTGCCTGCCATGTCCATAAAGGAAACCGTTGCATCTGTGCCTATGACACAGGCCATGCCCGCTCCTTCATATTTGCAGCACCCCACGCGTTTCATACACGCTCTTGCCCGTGCCCGTGGACACCATCGCCCGGCCCAGTGCCATCACCACGCAGACCATGCCGTCGATCTTGAACGGGCTCTTGCGCTCAGGCTTCACCGGCTTCAGGTTGCCGACCTTGTCCGTGTCTACCGCCACGTTCGCTGCCATCCAGTCCATCACCGGGTTGTTGCCGTGCGCCAGCGTGTGGCGCAGCACCCGTTCCTCGAACTCCTTGGTGGGCGCAGCCATGCTCAGGAAGCCCTGCCTGAACGCGATCACGTTCATGCCGTCCTGCTCACCCAACTGCGTGGACAACTGCGCGCCCTGGAACACCGTGTCAATAGCCAGGTCGCGGATGCCGAACTGGTCGGCTATCGCCTTGATGTCAGCCCGGATGTGGTCATAGTCAGCCGCGTTCCCCGGCGTCGTGGTGATGAACCCCGCCCGAATCCACGCATCGTGTAGCGCCCGGCGCTGCGTGTCCTGCTTCCAGTGCCCCTCTGCCGGCAACCAGAACCACGGCAGCAGCACACTGGGCGCGTCGTCCTGGCTCTGGAACCACAACACCAGTGCCGTGAAGTCGCCCGTGCTGCCCAGGTCCAAGCCGCCGAAGCACTGCTGCCCCTTCAGCAACTCCATCTGGTCGGCGCGCCACCGAACCGGATCGTCCACGCCCCAGCCGCATGCCTGCCAGTCCACCTGGTTCAACCACGCGGTGCGGCTCTCAGTCCAGACGTTCAGCAGCCTGCGCAGGAAGTTACCCCGCGCCGCCGGTCGGCGCTTGGCCTCCTCGCACATCGCCGCCATGTCGGACTCGCTGAACAGGTGACCCATGCTGGGGTTAGCCTTGCGCCACTGCTCGGGCCGCGTCCAGTACTCGGCGTCGGTGCTATCCTCGTCGGCTGCGTAGATCAACGCGAAGAACGCATCGTCCTGGTTCTCAGGCTTGCCCTCGATCACGCGCTTCGCATACTCGTGCAACTCGAAGCCGATGGTGGTGCGGTCAACGCCCGCCGTCGTGATGATGAAGAGCAACGGCTGCTGGCGGGCACGCATGCCGTATTCCAGCACGTCCCAGAACTCGCGGTCCTTCAGGGCGTGTAGCTCATCGAACACCAGACCGTGGATGTCGATGCCCTCGTGCGCGCCGGCCTCAGCGGAGATGGCACGCAAGAACGACTTGGCGCTCTCATACTCGATGTTGCTACGGCTGGACTGGACCTTCAGACAGGACTGCAACGCGGGCGACCGGCTGACCATGTTCGCCGCTTCGCGGTATACGATCTTCGCCTGGTCCCGGGTGGTCGCCGCGCAGTAGACCTCAGCCCCCGGCTCCTTGTCAGCCACCAGCAGATACAGGGCAATGGCACTGGCCAGGGCAGACTTACCGTTCTTCTTCGGGACTTCCACCCACGCCTTGCGGAACCTGCGCGTATCGTCCGCGCGCATCCACCCGAACAGCGGCATGATCAGTTCGTCGCGTTCCCAGTCCAGCAGAATGAACGGCTTACCCGCCCACTTCTTGCCCTTGCTGTGGCGCAGAAATCGCTCGATGAACTCGCACGCATGCCTGCCGGCAGCCTCGTCAAACCAACAGCCATTGGCCACGGCCGCCACGTCGGCGGGTCCACGGGTCCACTTGGCTGTCAGTTCGACTCTGGTCATGCGGTCTCCGCGTCTGTGTCGGGCACCCCACCGTCAAGGAACGCCGCCAGGCCACCCACTTCTGGTGCCGTGCCGCTGATGTTCATGCGGTATCGGCTCACCGGACTCATACCGAACTCGCCCTCAATGCGCCGCATCTGGATTTGCGCCTCCGCGATGACTGTCAATAGGGGGTTCTTCTTCATGTTACCCGCCCCCGTTGGCACCATCAGGTGCGATCCGCCCGCCTGGAACGCCTTCTCCGCAGCCTCCGCATGCGCATACGCCGCGCAGTAGGCGGCAAACGGCCCCCGGTCAGCACGCGTCAGTGTCCCCTGCCGGTGCAGCAACGGTGCGAGGCGATCCCACTCAGCACGGGCAAGCTTGTCAAGATACTCGGGCGGCGTCGGCAGCTCTGCCGGATCGCTCGTGGGGGCGGGCCGCATAGCCGCTCGGTGGCCGGGGTTGCCGGCGAGCTTCTGCGCCTCTGGGTCTTTCTTTTTCGTGCCGCGCATGGTCAGTGTTGGATTTCCCTACATGATTGCGCAAAAA